TTACCGGCCAAGCACATCAATCAAGGGTTCTTCGATCCCTCCACGGGCGACAGTGCGGCTGCTGACACTATTTCCTGCACCGGAGACATACGTATCCGACCATTTCTGGTTACTGCCAACCTTGCCATGCACGCCCTCGATCCAGATCTTTGTGCCGCGTGAAAGCGTAATATCGACCATCTCTTGTCCAATTCCGGCTGATTGCTGTAATCATATTATTATAGAATGTTTCATATTGTGCGAATACCCTTCCCGGAAAAAAATGTGCACTCCGCACATATTTTGTGGCGTGGCGCGTCACGCAGGTATTTCAGGGGGACAACGGCAGTAAATTGCCGCCCGGGTGTTGCATGCGCCGACTGCCTCAGGGGCGTTGCCCCTGAAACCCAACCAAAGGATATTCCCCTTTGGAAACCATGACCTTACTGAAACAGATCGGGGTTGCGGCTTTTCCATGTCATGATGGCCAGTTCCATTTCCGCGCAGCTTTCGCGCGACTGGAAGTCCACGTTTTCTTCCTCCAGATGCTGGTTGAATCCGTGGCAGAAGATGGTTTCCGCGATGCGGCGCATCCCCTCGACATCCCCGTCCTCTCGCGTAACGCGCGCCAGGGCGTTGCGGACTGTCAGGGCCCCGGCTTCGGCCGCCCTGTCATAGACGCTTGGCGGGGGCCTGGTGGCCTTGCCGGTCGCGATCTCATCCGCGAGCGCACGCAGCATGTCCATGCTCGACGTCATCAATTCTGTCGTGGGGGTGCCTGTCGCCGGACCGTTCATGCGTGCCTGCCGTTCGCCGGCATCGGCGGGAACGTGGGGTGTCGGCTGGTGGATTTCATGCGGGCCGGGCCGTTCATCCTGGCGCGGCGCGGGCTCCTGGCTTTGCGCGGCATCGGCCTGTATCTGCGTCCGGAGTATCCTTCTTGCCACGTAAGTAAACCGCACGGCACAGATGAGAGCCGTGATGAGCAGCAGGCTGCCTGTTACATGGCTGCCCGTGCTGATCAGGTAGAGTGAATAGAGGCCGATCAGCACGCTGAAGATGAATAACATGGTGTAGGCTCGTACTTCCGATGCGCCATGGGTCCGGAACAGGGGCGTTTTACCAGACCGGTCCGCAAGAAAATTCTGGCTGTTCCTGCCTGTGCCATTCACAAACAGAAAAGTAATTGCCGTTCCTGTTCTTGGAAATGTTACCCCACAACACCGTGTCGGTCTACCCTGCGCGAGGGGCAGGGTTCGGGGAGGCGCAAGGCGGGCGGGGCGCAGGCTGTCTGCTGTAATCGCGACAGTAACGGGATGGTTCGCACGCCGCGAAAATCCCTGCCCGTGTCCTCAGGGGCCTTGCCCCCGAGCCCCCCACCAAAGGGTATTACCCTTTGGAAACCATGATTTTTAAAACAGACCCGGATGGGTCATGCGTCGGTGGCCCGGCATTCAGGGGCGAAAGCGGATGATGGGGCGCCGCGTTTTTGCGCCCCATGGCAGGTTCCGGCACGATGGTGGCGGATCGTTGTTGGCGGGACCGGTCACGCTATGCCTTCGTTGCATAAGTATTCAGCAGCGCGATGGCCGCATCGTTACGGCGTTAGCTGACATCGCGCATGAAAGCAGGGTTCGCCAGGGCGGAGCGACTGACGGTCGCCAGTTCGGTTCGGAGCTGCTGTAGCAATCGCTTCTTGGTCTTGTTAAACTTGATCGCGGTGACGATCAACGCAAGGATGACCAAAGGAACAAGCATGATGATTACAGTCCCCACTACATGCCCCGCGAACGAATGGGGGGCGCCATCACTATTGTTCATCGAAAGCAGTATGAGCACCGTAATCGTAATCACCAGCATAAGGATCAGAAACCGGAATTTTTTGCGGTAGGCGGATATTTCAGGCTCTGCAAAGGCCTGGAACAGCGGCGTATTGGCGCTCCCCAGCCTGCCGGTAAAGGACGTGTCCCTGCCGGTGGTATAATTGCGGAACAGGATGTAATTTCCGCTGGAAATGTTCTGGAGGTTCCCCCAGACCATGGTGACTTCCTGACTTTCGCGGACTGCAAGTGGTTCCTTGATGATTTCCTGGCGTCCACCCGCGGTGGTGACCCAGAATTCACCGGCATCCTCTACGGTGCTGTTGACCGATAGTTGGTGATTGTTATTGTCCGAGGTGGACGAGGCCGAGACATGGGTTTCCGACCATTTCTTGACATCCGATACCGTGCCATGGACACCATAGAGCCACATAGGTGTTCCGTGTGAAAGAGTAATATTGATCATATCCTGCGTCGTTCCAGCTTGTTGCTGTAAATATAATTAACATAGATGTATCATATCATTATATAATGTTTCATATCGCTGGAAACCCATGGCGGGGAAAAAATATGCGGTTGAGCCATCTTTAATATGCCGCGTTGCCGGAGCCTGTATTCAGGTGTCCCGTTATCTGGCGGTTGTCATTGATGCGCGGCCCTGCGCCAGAACGTGTCCAGCGCACTCAGCCCCGCACGCAGCGTGCGCGTGCGCAGGCCGACCGGTTCGTCCATGCCGCATGTGGCGATGACGGCGCGGCGTTGCGGCGCACTCAGGCACGACAGGGCATCGTTCAGTTCCAGCACCGCCCACGTCACCGGGTCATGCCCGCCTGCCGGGCCACGCGCGGCCCCCGTGGTGGGGCGATAGGACTGTGTCAATGGCGTCTGCCGCGCCGCGCGTGCCCACAGGGCGCGAAAGCGCAGGCCCGCCCGATACTGCGCGGGATCGATGGCGCTGTTGGTGCGGTGGAACAATCGGTCGAGCATGCACTCGCACCGCACCCGGCGCACCGCCTGCGCCGGGGTGCGCGGCGTGGTGACGACCATGTCCGACACGACCTCCCGCGCCCGTGCGGCCGGGCCGGGTGCGCCCATGTCGGTACGTGGGGAGGCAGGGGAATGAAGGCGGGGCATGTGGGATACTCCTGAAAAGACATTATGGCACAAGGATGTTGAGGAAGTGGTGGTATGAAACACCCGGGCTCCGCCCGGACCCGGCAGGGATCGCGATCCCTGCACCCTGATTCACTAAAAGTCCTGGTTTCCAAAGGGTAATACCCTTTGGTGGGGGTTCGGGGGCAAAGCCCCTGAGGAGCAGTCGTCGCATGTAACACCCTGGCGCTGCCCGGACCCGGCAGGGAGCGTGCTCCCTGCACCCTGATTCGTTAAAAGTCATGGTTTCCAAAGGGCAATGCCCTTTGGTGGGGGTTCGGGGGCAAAGCCCCTGAGGCACGGTCCTCACCCCCTTTCCCGCAATGCCAGCAACCGCCGCAGCTGATGCTGCTCCGCACGGATGCGTTGTGCCGTCGGGTACAGCACGGCGTGCAGTTCGCCGGGCGCGGGCCAGCGTGCGCCGGCGGGGTATCCGTTGCGGGGCGGCTGTCGGCACCAGGCCATGCGGGTGGCGGGCGTCCATGCGCCAAGGGGGATGTCGGCGCAGACCTCGGCAATGGCGGCGGCCTGTCCCACGACCTGCGCGGGCGGGGGCGGGTTGCTGACCAGCGGGGCGAGCTTCTTCAGCCACGCGGCAATGACCACCGGCGGGGCGGGGCGCGCGGCGATGTCGGCATGGGCCATCTGCGTGCGCAGGGCGTGCAGGCGCGCGGGCGTCAGGTCGCGCGGCAGGATGGCCATGCCCGCGCGCGCCGCCGCCAGCAGTCCGCCGACATCGCCCGTCGCCGGACGCCACGTGCACCCGTCGGGCACGGTGGCGGGGGCGTGGATGTGCGGGCCGGTCATGTCGTGCATCGTTCAGACCCCCCGCAGGTTCGGGATCACGTCCCACGCCGCAAGGTGCGTGGCGCGCGCCGTGCCATCGCCGTCGGTGCGCTGGTGCAGGGAGGCCCGCACCCACGCCACCGGGTACGCCGGGCGCAATGCCAGCGCATCGTGCAGCACCCCATCAAGCAGCACCGCATCATCCCCCGCCATCTTCAGCCATTGTCCCACCAGTGCGCGCGCCTGCCGCGTGCCGCGCCCGGTCAGGTCGCCCGTGCGTGCGATCATCCCCGCCACGTCCCGCGCGCCGGATGCCGGCGGACGCGCCGCGTGGCGCGCGGCGGTGGGGTGACTCTCGCTCTCACTGTTGCTGTCCACGCCGGGTGAAACGCGTTTCGCGGGCATGTCCGCCGCCGTATCGGCGCGCGCATCACGCCAGCGGCGCAGGCGTTCGGCATCGTCATTGCGGCGGCGCTGCGCCCGGAGGCGGCCGACATGGGCGCGCACGGCCTCACGCGAGAGTAACGGATGGTACAGACGCCCGTCCGAACAGGCGACAAACCCGTCCAGCGCCCGCGCGCGCACCCGCCGCCACGCCCGCACGTCACGCCCGAAATCCGCCAGCGTCGCCAGCGCGCGATCGTCCATCGGCAGGCTGCCCGCCGGGACCTGGTTCCATGCCGCCCACCACAGCCGCAGCGCCGCGCGGAACTCCGCATCGGTGCAGTGGGTATACATCCGCCCGCAGAACAGCCGGTGCCCGAACAGGGGCATGAAGTCATACCCGCGCAGGTCGCATTCCGGCGGCGACAGCGGCGCGGGCGCATCGGCGCACGGGCCGGGGGGATGGTCGGGATGGCCGCTCATCCAAACATCGTCCGGCACGCCGGGCACAGGCGCAGGAAACGCCCGTCCGCAATGAACGGCGCGTCACAGTTCAGGCAGGTGCGCCGTACCTCGTCCGCGCGCAGGGTCGCATGCCCCGCCGCACGGTGCAGGCGCAGGTGCCGCAGCCGGGTCTCCATCGTCTTGACGTTCAGCTTCAGCCGCCGCGCCGTCTCCCGGTTGCTCAGGCCGCTCGCCCGCAGGCGCGCGACTTCCGGGTCCAGCCGCGACCAGTCAATGCGCGGCGGACGCGTGCGACGGACCACGCCCGGACGCACTGCCGCAGGCCGGGTGTGGGGGGCCGGACCTTCATCCGGCTTTGTGTGCATGTTTTTCATACAAACGGATGTGCGATAAATGTGTACGAAATGCAAGCGAAATTTTCGCACATGGGCGGGCGACAGTCTCAGGGGCTTTGCCCCCGAACCCCCACCAAAGGGCATTGCCCTTTGGAAACCGGGACTTTTAAACGAATCAGGGTGCAGGGAGCGCGCTCCCTGCCGGGTCCGGGCAGCGCCCGGGTGGTGCGTACGGCGACAGTCTCAGGGGCTTTGCCCCCGAACCCCCACCAAAGGGCATTGCCCTTTGGAAACCGGGACTTCTGAACGAATCAGGGTGCAGGGAGCGCGCTCCCTGCCGGGTCCGGGCAGCGCCCGGATGGTGCGTGCGGCGACAGTCTCAGGGGCGTTGCCCCCGAACCCCCACCAAAGGGTATTACCCTTTGGAAACCGGGACTTCTGAACGAATCAGGGTGCAGGGATCGAGATCCCTGCCGGGTCCGGGCAGCGCCCGGATGGTGCGTGCGGCGATGGCCTTTCACCTTGCGCCTTTGTGCATAAAAGTCGCACAATAAGGCTGCATGACAGACAGGCGGGAGGAGCGGCCATGCGGTGGGATGCGGCGATATGTGCGGATTATCCGGACTGGGCGGTGCGGTATGAGGCGCAGTTGAAGGCGCGTCTGGCGCGTCTGGGGCAGATCCGGGCGGAGCTTTCGGCCACCCGGTTCGAGGGTACGTATGACGGCGCGGACCTTCTGGGCTATCTGGAGGATGAGTGCGACACCCTGCGACTGGCGCTGGCGCGGGTGGAGGACGAGGTGGCGCAGCGCGCGCACGCGGCGGCGCAGGACCGTGCCGCCGATGCGGCCGACGCCGCGCGCGACCTGCGCCTGTGTGAAGGGGAGGCTCCCCCGTGATTCAGGCGGTACTGAGCCGTTATCCACAGGATTGTGCGTGAATCCTTCCCCAGAATCTGTGGAAAAGGGTGCCTGCCCCTATTGCGGCAGGGCGGCGCGCAGCGTGTGCTGCGCACGGTCCATCATGCGGCCGAACAGGCGCGGCGTGTCCAGCCCCTGCGCCAGCATCAGCGCGCCATGGATGGCGGCGATGGTGTCTTCGGCCAGGTAGGTCGCCTGCCCCCCGGTCACGCCCGCGCGGCGCAGCATGTTGCGCAGGGCGACAACCCAGCGGCGGAAGAACACCTCGATGCGGCGGGCGAACAGCGCGCGGGTCGCGGCCTCCTGCGTGAAGGCGGCGAACAGGCTGCCGCGCCGCCCCGCGCGATACCACTGCGTCACGGCGGCGAACATGCGTGCGACGGCCTCGTGCGGGGGGGCGGTGTCAAGCACCTCGAACACGTTGGCGCCGAACCAGCCCTCCACCTGCGCCAGGACCTGTTCGGCCATGTCCTGCTTCCCGCCGGGGAAGAAGTGGTACAGGCTTCCCTTGCCCTTGCCGGTGGCCTGGGTGATCTGCGACAGCGACGTGCCGGCATATCCGTGGGTGCGGAACAGTTCCCCAATCCGGGCAACGGTTTCGGCATGATCGGGAAGGGGGCTGCTCATGGGTGTCCTTGTCCGTTCTGGCGTCAGTCTCGCGCATGCAGGTTACAATAAGTGCAGCCCCAACGGAACGGACCCCCACTGCGTTGCACCTGTGCGCCACGTGACGGGCAGCGGGCGGAAGGCTTGACATTTGTGTTGCAAAACATAAACAGCGGGAAATAGGATAATTTCTGTTTGAAATTGAGTATTGGATCATAAAAATGCGCATTCATGATACATCTATGAAGAAAAGAAACGAAATCTGCGGCATTTTTATGCGGGCCGGCCTTTCGGGGATGGTATATGGTCAATGTTCATATTTGAAATGACACATATATGATGCCTCCATTATGGGGGTGGGGAGATTGCGGTCACGAATATTCGACCGGGACCCGGCGGGATGGCCGGATTATTTTCATGCGTTAACCTTTATTTATCCATATGGATGCAATTCATTTTTCAGGCGAGTGCGGGAGATATGCTGGTCATGAAGCATCATCATTTCCATGTCTGTGGCGGCCAGATCTGGACCCCGCTGTTCCGGGGCAGGGAAAAGCGGATCGTGCTGGAATGCAGCATCGGGCGGGTCGGGTTCGTGACCGACACGCAGCAGCCCGCGGACGGCATCATTTACGAGACGGTCAGTGATTTTCAGAAATGGGTCATGATCCACGAAGCCGCCGCGATCCAGTGGGATTGAGCAGGGCGGCCTGCGGCATGTTTTTTTCTTGAGGGATGTCAGGTTTCGCGACATAGTGCGCTTACTCGGTCAGGGGTGCGCCCCGGGGCCGTGACAGCCCGCGCAGCCCCCGGAAGTTGCAGCGATGCCGCCCGTTTTTCAAAAAGACGGGCCATTGCCCGGCCTGCGCCCTTTCATGAAAAAATGATGACGGAGGCCCCCCATGCCCGATCCCGGCGCGGGTGCGTCCCCGCAGCAGTCGCTTGAGGCGGTGCTGCGGACCCATCGTGACGTGGTGGTGGCGGCGCTGCTTGACCTTGCATGCCACGCGTCGAGCGAGGCGACACGCCTTGCCGCGCTGAAGGAGATGCTGGACCGGGGGTGGGGCAAGGCCGCCGCCCCTGCCGCCGACACGCCCCCCGCGCCGGTTGCGCCGACGCTGCTGATCGCGCCCGCGCTGCTGCGGCCGGATGTGGCGCAGGGGCAGGGGCGGGAATGACGGTGGTGCGTGTCGAAATCCCGCCCGCCTGCGCCGGCATCCTGCGTCCCGCGCGGTACAAGATCCTGTATGGCGGGCGCGGCAGCGGCAAGAGCTGGACGGTGGCGCGGGTGATCGTGGCCATGGCCGCCGCCCGCCCGATGCGCATCCTGTGCTGCCGGGAATATCACAGCTCCATGGCCGATTCGGTGCGGCGGCTGCTGTCGGACCAGGTCGCGGCACTTGGGCTGGGGCCGTGGTTCCGCATCCGTGAAAACCTTATGACAACGACGTGCGGTTCGGAAATCCTGTTCCGTGGGCTGGGCCGCAATGTGGAGGCGATCAAGTCAACGGAGAAGGTGGACCTGTGCTGGGTGGAGGAAGCCCAGACGCTCAGCCGCGCCAGCCTCGACATCCTTCTGCCGACCATCCGCGCGCCGGGGTCGGAAATCTGGTTCACCTATAACCCGGAGCGCGAGGACGCGCCGATGCACCAGATGATGTGTGCCCTGCGCGACGATCCGGACGCGATCGTGCGCCGGGTGGGGTGGCGCGACAACCCGTGGTTTCCCGCCGAACTGGACGCGGAGCGCCGCCGCATGCTGCGCCACGACCCCGATGCCTATGACCATGTGTGGGAGGGCGAGTGCCGCACCCGCAGCGACGCGGTGGTGTTTGGCGGCCATGTGGAGGTCGCGGCGTTTACGACCCCGCCGGATGCGCGGCTGTATTTTGGCGTGGACTGGGGCTTTGCGCGGGACCCGACGGTGATGGTGCGCTGTTTCATTGCCGACGACATCTTGCATGTTGACCACGAGGTGTTTGCCACGGGGGTGGAGATGGACGCGCTTGCCACCCTGTTCGACCGGGTGCCGGGATCGCGCGACTGGCCCGTGCGTGCCGATGCGTCCCGGCCGGAGACGATCAGCTACCTCGCCACGCGCTTTGGCTTTCGCATCACGGCGGCGGCGAAATGGCCCGGATCGGTGCAGGACGGCATCGCCCGCCTGCGTGCCTTCCGCCGCATCCGCGTTCATCCGCGGTGCGAGAATATCGCCCGGGAACTGCGGATGTATTCGTGGCGCGTGGACCGCCTGACGGGGGACGTGCTGCCGGTGCTGGCCGATGGGTGGGACCACGGGATCGACGCGTTGCGTTATGCGTTGGACGGCGTGATCCGCAACCGTCGGCGCATGCCCGCCTTTACGGCGGCGGCGTTGCGGGGGATCTGAACAGCGTCCCTCAGGGGCGTTGCCCCCGAACCCCCACCAAAGGGCATTGCCCTTTGAAAACCATGACGTTTTAGCGAATCAGGGTGCAGGGATCGTGATCCCTGCCGGGTCCGGAGCAAGCCGCCCGGGTGTTGCGGGTGGCGATGTCCTCAGGGGCTTTGCCCCCGAACCCCCACCAAAGGGCATTGCCCTTTGGAAACCATGACTTTTAAACGAATCAGGGTGCAGGGATCGTGATCCCTGCCGGGTCCGGGCAGAGCCCGGGTGTTGCGGGTGGCGATGTCCTCAGGGGCTTTGCCCCCGAACCCCCACCAAAGGGTATTACCCTTTGGAAACCATGACGTTTTAGCGAATCAGGGTGCAGGGATCGCGATCCCTGCCGGGTCCGGGCAGAGCCCGGATGGTGCACACGTCGACTGCCTCCACACGTTCAGGAAAAAACACGATGAAACACTGGTTCCACCGCGCGCCCACGCCGCCCCGCGTGCGGCGTGAACCGCGTGTCGTGCCGCGTGCGGACGCGATGCCGCGCTTTGGCCGGGCGGCGTCTGCCGTGCTGCCCGATGCGCGGGACGGGCTGCGGCCCTATGTCCCGCCGCCGGGGGTGCGCGGGGCGGGGGCGCTGGCGATGGACCGGGCGCTGTCGGGGGTGCATGACTGGGCCGGGGATGGCCTGGGCGATGGCGGGGGCGCGTTTGGCGATGCGCTGGGCTTTATCGGCTATCCCCTGCTGGCGCAGATGATGCAGCGTGCGGAGTTCCGCAAGCCGGTCGAGGTCATCGCGCGTGAGGCCACGCGCGAATGGATCCGCATCACCACGCCCGAAACCGACGCGCCGGACGATGCGCTGCTGTCGCGTATGACGCAGTTGCGTGCCGAGATGCGCCGCCTGCGCGTGCGTGAGGTGCTGCGCCGGCAGGTGATCCACGCGCTGGGCTTTGGCCTTGGGCATGTGTGGCCCGACATGGGCCAGCCGTTAAGCAGCGCGGGACAGGGCACGCCGCTGGTGATCGGGCCGAACGGCATCGCCCGTGGCGCGATCAGGCGTTTTCTGAATGTGGAGCCACTGTGGACCACGCCCGACAGCTATAACGCCGACATGCCGCTGCGGCCCGATTACTTTCGCCCGCGCGCGTGGTGGGTGCAGGGGACGCTGGTGGACGCCAGCCGCCTGTTTTCGATGGTGCCGTTCGAGGTCTCGGACATTTTCAAGCCCGCCTTCAATTTCGGCGGTCCCAGCCTGACGCAGATGCTGCGCACCTATGTCCACAACTTCCTGCGCACGCGCCAGTCCGTGTCCGACCTGGTCAGCAACTTTGCGACCAAGGTGCTGAAAACCGACATGGCCGGCGCGATGGGTGACGGGGACGACGGTCCCGCGCAGGTTGATACCGACAGCCTGACGGGCCGGGTGGAGGCGATGAATGCGTACCAGTCGAACCACGGCACCTTCGTCATCGACCGCACGCACGAGGATTTCGCCATCGTCGCCACCCCGCTTTCGGGGCTGAGCGAATTGCAGGCCCAGTCGCAGGAGTTCATGGCGTCCATCCCCGGCATCCCGCTGGTCAAGCTGTTCGGGATCCAGCCGGCCGGGCTGAATGCGTCGTCGGATGGGGAAATCCGGGTTTTCTATGACGAGATCACGGCATTTCAGGAGGCCCACATCGCCCCGGTGCTGGAGCGGATGTTCCGCATGGTGCAGCTGCACCTGTGGGGGGAGGTCGATCCCCGGCTGGATTTCGCGTTCGTGCCGCTGTGGCAGATGGACGATGCGCAGCGCGCGGACATCGACCATGCCCGTGCGCGCATCGACGCCCTGCGCGCGGCGGCGGGCGTCGCCCCGATGAAAGGACATTCATGACCGATATGCTGGCCCATGACCGGATCGGTTCGGTCCGTGTCACGGACGAGGACGGGAGGCTGTATGTCGCGCGGACCCATATTTCAAAGGCAGGCGTCAACACCTACCGGGGGTCGGAAATCCCCGGACATGCGGCGCTGGGGCTGCGGGCGGACGCTCTGTACCGACTGTTGCGCGCGCCCGACGAACTGGCGCGCGCGGCCCCGACGTTCAACGCCATCCCCGTGCTGGCGGACCATGCGCATGTGTCGGCGGACAACCCGCGCCGCGACATCACCGTGGGGGCGACCGGCACCGACTGCGCCTTTGCCGATCCGTATCTGGACAACGCGCTGGCGATCTGGGACGCGGCCGCCATCGCGATGGTGCGCGATGGCGGGCGGCGCGAACTGTCCTGCGCCTACCGCTATGACGCGGACATGACGCCGGGGCGGTGGCGGGGGCAGCCCTATGACGGGGTGATGCGCAACATTCGCGGCAACCATGTCGCCCTTGTCCCCGCCGGACGCGCGGGGCCGGACGTGCTGGTGGCCGATTCCGCACTACAGGAGAACATGATGGCACCCTTACCCGAACCCGATGCGACCTTCACGGTGCAGGTCATCGGCCACGCCCTGCGCACCGGGGCGCTGACGCCCGACACCGCGCCCGATGCGCTGTCGGCGGCGCTGCTGGCCGCGCGCGCGGAACTTGACGCAACACCCGCCAGTCCGCCCGACGCCCCGCCGGAAATGGCGTCCGACGCCGCCGTGCGCGACGCCGTGGCCCGCGCGCTGGAGGCCGAGCGCACCCGCCTTGGCGCGGTGGAGGACGCACGCCGCGCCGTCCGCCCGCTGGTGGGCGAGGTGATCGGCATGGACAGCGCGGATGCCATCTACCGCTATGCCCTGGGGCAGGTCGGGCATGACGCGGCGGGCGTGCATGCGTCGGCCCTGCGCCCGATGATCGATGTGGTGATCGGGACACGGCAGGCCGCCCCCGGCGCCGCGCTGGCTGCCGACGCCGCGCCGGATTTCAATGCCCGTTTCGGCGTAACCCGCGCGCCGCGCGTGCTGTAGGCGGCTTCCCACGCCCTGATCCGTTAAAAGTCATGGTTTCCAAAGGGCAATGCCCTTTGGTGGGGGTTCGGGGGCAACGCCCCTGAGGCAGTCGGTGCACGCAACACCCGGGCTCTGCCCGGACCCGGCAGGGATCACGATCCCTGCACCCTGATTCATTAAAAGTCATGGTTTCCAAAGGGCAATGCCCTTTGGTGGGGGGTCGGGGGCAAAGCCCCCGAGGCAGTCGGCGCATGCAATACCCGGGCTCTGCCCGGACCCGGCAGGGAGCGCGCTCCCTGCACCCTGATCTGATTAAAAGTCATGGTTTCCAAAGGGTAATACCCTTTGGTGGGGGGTCGGGGGCAACGCCCCTGAGGCGGTTTTACTGAACAAACATGGAGGCTGTACATGCCTTTTCCCAATACGGTCAATTACAACTGGCCCGTATCCTTTCCGGGTGCGTGGGCGTCTGAAAACCCGCGCCGGTCGGTGCTGGCGTGGGCGAATGGCCTGCGGGCGGGTGCGGGCGGCGTTGCTGTCGCGGCGTTTGCGTGGGTGCAGGCGGACGGGGCGTCGGTGCTGAACACGCCGCCGTCCGATGCGACGGCGACGGCCACGGCGGACGCCAGTGTCGCGGCCGGTGCGGTGTCGGCCATTGCGGTCACGTCCGGCGGCGCGGGCTATGAATCTGTCCCGACCGTTACACTGTCGGGCGGGGGCGGCAGCGGGGCGCAGGCCACGGCCACGATCAGCAACGGCGTGGTGACGGGCATTACGGTCACGGCCCCCGGCACGGGCTACACCACCGCGCCGACGGTCACGATCGCGGCCCCGGTGGCGACGCCCGCCGCACCTGACGGGTTTGTCGTGCGTGAACAGCAGGGGCTGATGACGCAGTACCTGCAGGAAGCGACGATGACCATCCCGCAGGGCTTCATGGTCACGCTGGCGGATGGGGGCGACGTGTTCTGCGCCTGCGCCGGTGACGCCGCGCGGGGGGACGTGGTCTGTGCCTCCACCACGGATGGGACGATTACCGCCACGGCCCCTGGTGCTGACGTGCCCGAAGGCTACGTCGCGACCGGCTGGCGCGTTGCCCTGCCTGCCACAACCGGCGGCCTGATCGCCATTACGAAAGCGGCTTCCTGATGAACGCATCCCTGTTTCGCAACGACGCGCCGGTGCTGGCGCGGCAGTATGGCATCCACCTTGACGGCGTGCGGGAGTATTTTCCCGAAGGCGGCCTCGCCATGGACGCCGATGGCGCGGTGACGGCGGCCAATTCCGGCATCCCGGCCATCTTCACCACCTATACCGACCCGGTGGTGATCCGCGCGCTGATCGCGCCGACCCGCGCGGCCCAGATCTATGGCGAGGTGCGCAAGGGCGACTGGGTCACCGACACGGCGATGTTCCCGGTGGTCGAACTGTCGGGGCGCACGGCGGCGTATGGCGATTACAGCGCGGACGGCGAGGTGGACGCCAACGCCAACTGGATCAGCCGCCAGTCCTTCCATTACCAGACCTGGACCCGCTGGGGCGAGCGCGAGGTCGCGCGCATGGGGGCGGCGCGCATCGACCTGGTGAACCAGCGCAACCTTGCGTCGATCTCCGTGCTGGGGAAACAGCAGAACCTGACCTACCTGTTCGGGGTGGCGGGGCTGGAATGTTACGGCGCGCTCAATGACCCGCAGCTTCCCGCCGCGATCCAGCCGCTGCCGAAGGTTTCGGCCAACGGCACGGCGACGGGGGCTGCCGACTGGCTGGCGATGTCCGACCCGTTGCAGTGCTTTGACGACGTGCTGCGGCTGTATGCGCAGTTGGTCACCCAGATGGGCGGCAACCTGACGCTGGAGACGCCGATGACGCTGGTCCTGCCGACCGAGCGGCAGCAGTGCCTTCTCTATGCCAACCAGTACAACGTGAAGCTGCGCGAACTGCTGTCCGAAAGCCTGCCGAACCTGCGCATCGAAACCCTGCCCGAAGCCGGGACCGCGCTGGGCGGTGGCATGGTGGCCAGCACGATGATGCAGCTTTTCGTCAACGAGGTCGAGGGACAGGCCAGCGTGTCCACCGGCTTTACGGAGAAGATGCGCGCGCACGCGGTGGAGCGTCACTCCACCTCCGTGCGGCAGAAGAAATCGCAGGGCACGTGGGGGACGCTGTGGTTCTACCCGCAGGCCTGCGCCACCATGACGGGGATCTGACGGATATGGCGACAGCGAACACAACGGTCACGGTCCTGTGCCGCATGCCCTCCGGGCTGGTGCTGGACCTGTATGATGATGCGATGCTGGCCGCGCGCGCGGGGGAGATGCGGCGCGGGCATGGCGCGATGGCGCCCCCGGTGCCGCGTGCGTCGGTGCGGCTGGCGGGTGCGCGGCGTGACCCGCGTTACCACCCGCGCGACAACCGCCTGCTGGGCATGGCGGGCCGGACGGAGGTGCCGGCCGAGTTCTGGACCGCATGGTGTGCGCAGAACCCGGACTTTGCCCCGTTGCGCAACGGCCTGATCGCGGCGGAACGCACGGCGGATCGCGCAACATCGTGGCTGCGGGAACATGGCGGCACGCGCACGGGGCTGGAGCCGCTGGACCCCGATGCGCTGCCGGTGGTGGGCGTGACCCGTCGCGACGCGGCATGAGTGGCGGCGTGGCGTTCGATTACGCAACATGGGCGCAGCGTTTCCCGCTGCTGGCGGCGCAGGTGGGCGCCACGCAGGCCGCCGCATATTATGCGCAGGCCACGCTGATCCTCTCGCCGCGTGCCCGCACCGCGCAGGATATGGCGCGGCGGGCGGTGCTGCTGAACCTGCTGGTGGCGCATGTCGCGCAGCTGGAATTGCAGGTGGCGCAGGGCAACGGCCTTGTCGGGCGGGTCAGTGACGCCACACAGGGCAGCATCACCGTGCGCACCCAGATGGAGGGGCAGGGCGCTTCCGCCGCGTGGTTCAACCAGACCTCCTACGGGGCGCAGTTCTGGGCCATGTCGCGCCGCCTGCGCCTGGCGCGCTATGTGCCCGGATGGCCGCAGCGGGCCGCCGTGTGGCCGTGAGTATGAGGGCGACACCCGGGCTCTGCCCGGACCCGGCAGGGAGCATGCTCCCTGCACCCTGATCTGATTAAAAGTCATGGTTTCCAAAGGGCAATGCCCTTTGGTGGGGGTTCGGGGGCGAAGCCCCTGAGGCAGTCGGCGCATGCGACATCCGGGCTCTGCCCGGACCCGGCAGGGAGCGCGCTCCCTGCACCCTGATCTGATTAAAAGTTCTGGTTTCCAAAGGGTAATACCCTTTGGTGGGGGTTCGGGGGCGAAGCCCCTGAGGCAGTCGGCGCATGCGACACCCGGGCTCTGCCCGGACCCGGCAGGGAGCGCGCTCCCTGCACCCTGATTCATTAAAAATCGTGGTTTCTAAAGGGCAATGCCCTTTGGTGGGGGTTCGGGGGCAACGCCCCTGAGGGAACAAGGACCAACCGACATGAACCTCTTTGGTGCGGCCTGCGGGGCGGTGGGTGCGGTGGGGCCGGGTGTTCCGGCCATGCTGAAGCTGTCCACCGGCAGCGCGGGCAATGCGGACTTCACCCGCACCGCGCAATATCGCGAGGTCCCGGCGACGATCTGGGTGCAGGCGCTGTCGTCGGACGAGTTGCAGCATGTGGGCGACCTGAGCCAGCAGGGCGCGCTGCGGGTCGTGTATGTCGCGGGCGTTGTCGGCGGCATGGACCGCGCGGCGGGCACGGGCGGGGACGTGGTGAATTTTGACGGCGCGGACTGGCTGGTGGTGCGCCAGATGGAACAGTGGGGGACGGCATGGTCGAAGCTGATGGTGCGCCGCCAGACGTGACCGAGGGCACGGTGCTGGCGGCGCTGGGGCAATGGCTGTGCGCCACCCTTTCGCTGTCGGCGGACGCGGTGATGGTGGGGCAGGTCAACCGCGTGGCCCCGCCGTGCGGCACGTTCGCCATCATGACGGTGGCGGGGCGTGGGCGGATTGCCACCAACCGCACGACCTATGGCGCGGGATGCCGCACCGTGTGGATGCAGCAGCGCATCGACGTGCGCGTGGACCTGCATGGCGCGGGGGCAGGCGATGGTGCTGGGCGTGTGGCGCTGCTGTTTCGTGACCCGGCCTGCGCGGACTTCCTGGCGGGGTTCGGGAGCATCGCGCCCCTGCATGCCGACCCGCCGGTGCAGCGCGATTTCGTGTCCGACGCCGCGCAGTACGAGGACACATGGCAGGTCACGCTGTCATTGCAGGTCAATTCCACAGCGACCTTCGCGCAGGAGTTCGCGGACACACTCAATGTCGGGATTTTCGAGACCGACGCAACCTTTCCACCGGAGTAAGATATGGCCGGCATTCCTGTTTCTTCCATCGTCCGGGTCACGCCCGGCGTCCTTGCGGCGGGGGGCGGTGTCGCGTTCCTCAACGGGCTGGTGCTGTCGCGCAATGCGGGGCTGCCCGCATCCGGCGTCACCGTGTTCACCTCTGCCGCCGATGTCGCGGCGATGTGTGGCGAGGACAGCGTCGAATACGACATGGCGCAGGTCTATTTCACGGGCTACGCCAACGCGGCGCAGACACCCTCCACCCTGCTGATGGCCGCGTGCCCCGCCTTTGCCGATGCCACGCAGGCCACGGCCACCGCCACGCTGTCGGCGGGGGCGGTGCAGTCCATCGCGATTGCCGATGGCGGCAGCGGGTATGCCACCGCCCCCACCGTCACCCTGTCGGGCGGCGGCGGCACCGGGGCGACCGCCACCGCGACGGTAACCGATGGTGTGGTCACCGCGATTGCGGTCAGCGCGGGCGGCAGCGGATACAGTTCTGTCCCGACCGTTACACTTTCCGCCCCCGCCGCGGGCACCACGCCGGGGACGGTGATGGATGCGCTGGTGGCGGGCAATGCGGACTGGACCGGCTTTACCACGTCGTTCGAGCCGTCGCTTGCGGACAAGCAGGCGTTCGCACAATGGACGGCGGCGCAGGGCTCGCGCTTCTGGTACGTGCCGTGGGATACCGACCCGCAGGCGGCGGTGCCCGGCACGACCGAAGCCTTTGGTGCGTGGGTTGCAGCCCAGGGCATCGCGGGCGTCACCCCCATCTATGCCGACCCGATGGTCGCCGCCCTTGCGCTGGGGTGGATGGCGGCGCTGGACTTTTCCGCCACATCGGGGCGCACGACGCTGAAATTCCGGCAGAACGGCCTGATCACCCCCACGGTGGCGACCGCGACGCTGGCGACCACGCTGGCCGCCAATGGCTACAGCTATTACGGCAGCTATGCCGGGTCGGGGACGGATTTCCAGTTCCTGTCCGATGGCGCGGTGTCGGGGCCGTTCGCGTGGGCCGACAGCTATATCGGGCAGGTGTGGCTCAATGGTGCGTTCCAGTTGGCACTTGCGAACCTTCTGCTCAATACCGGGCAGATCCCGTACAATGCCGATGGCGACGTGCTGATTGCCGCAAGCGTGCAGGACACGATCAACCAGGCGCTGGCGTTCGGGCTGATCCGCGCGGGCGTGGCCCTGACGGCGGCGCAGCAGCAGCAGGTCAACAACGCGGCGGGACGCACCATTGCCGACACGCTGGCGACGCGGGGATGGTATTTCCTGCCCGGTGCCTCCACCGCCGCCGCCACCGTGCGCGCATCGCGGGCCTCGCCCCCGTGCCAGTTCTGGTACACCGATGGCGGGTCGGTCCAGTCCATCAGCCTGTCTTCGCTGGAGGTGCAGTAATCCATGAGCGACTATAACATTTCCGACGCCAACTCGGTCTTTACCATCACCGTCAGCAGCCTGTTCAACGCGCCGGTCACGCTGTCGAACTACAGCGCCGACCGCGCGTTCGAGGCCGAGCAGCGCGAACTGGTGGAAACGCAGATGTCGGTCGATGGCTACCTCTCCGCCGGGTGGGTGCCGCAGCCGGTGCGCCAGTCCGTCTCGCTCGCCGCGAGTTCGGACAGCTGCCTCGTCTTTGAATCCATCGTCACGGCGCAGGATGTCGCGCGCACGATCTATCGCATCGGGGGCGAGATCCAGCTGCCGTCCGTGGGGCGGCGCTATACGCTGCTGCGCGGGGTGCTGCGCGCGGCCAGCGCCCTGCCCAATGCGGGGCGGGTGCTCGATGCGCGGCGGTTCGACATCCTGTGGGAGCGGGTCCTGCCCGCAGCGCTGTAATGGCGCTGAAATCCATCGAATATACCGTGGCGGAGGAAGGCGAGGACCAAGGCAAGGTCTTCGTCATCACCCGCATGAGCGCATTCGACGCCGACCGCTGGGGCCGCCATGTGCTGCATGCGGCCCTTGCCGGTGGCTATCGCGCGCCCGATGGCGACGACGCGGCGGAGGGGATGGCCAGCATTGCCGAAGCAGGCATCCGCATCTTCGGCATGATGGCGCCCGAGGCCGCGGACCGGCTGCTGGACCGCCTGATGCAGTGCGTGCGCATCATCCGCGACCCCGCCCATCCCACCCCGCAGCCGGTGATCCCCGCCGACATACAGGAGGTCGGGACCGTGGGCCTGTTGCAGATGGAGGCGATGCGGCTGCACACGGATTTTTTTTCCGGCGCAAGCGTGTTCATCTTCCTCCCCGTCGCCCAACTCCTGCAGGCGGTGGGCGAAGACGCGCGGAGTGCGCCAACGTCTCGCGCGCCATCGCCTGCGTGATCGCATCGCGCCTGGCGCGCCTGCATGAACTGCAGGACGTGTATGACACCGAAGACCTGTACGACCTGCTGGAAATCGCGGCGGTCAGCACCCACAACAGCAGCGTGGATCAGTGATATGGCACCTGTCACCAACTCCCCCGCCACGGGGGCCGGGACTGGACGCGCGGATGGTGCCCGTGGCCTGTCACGCGCCATGCGGCAGGTGCGCCAGTTCGAACGCCAGGCCCCGGGGTTCGTGCGCACGATTGCCGCCCGGCGCAGGGCGGCGATGGCGTTGTTCGATGGTGCGCGGCCATCGCCGGGCGCCGCGCGCGCTGCCGCCGCCGCCAGCCGGCGCGCAGGGGCGGCGAAAGTGCTGCTCCCCGGCCACGGGGCGGCGGCGGCCCGGTTGCGCGGGCGGGTGCGGCGCCTGCGCGGCGCGATGTACGACGCGATGTACCCTGTGGAGGGTGCGGCGGGCAGGCGCGGGGATGAGGCGCGCGGTCCTGCCGGGCCGCCTGGTGCAGCACAGGGGGATGACGTCTGCAGGGAACCGCCGGCCCTGACCCCGGTGCAGCGCCGGGCCGCTGATGCAGGGGGCAGGCGCGGGCACGATGCACGTGGGCCGACCGGGCCGCGCAGTGCCGTGCGGGGGGATGAGGCCCGCAGGGAACCACCAGCCCTGACCCCGGTGCAGCATCAGGCTGTCACGGGTGGGGCTGTTGCTTCGGGTGGCGCGGTGCCGCCCATGCAGGCCGGGATGCAGCGGGCACCGCAGGATGGCGCACCCATGGCCCCCGTCCCGCAGGGTGCGCCTGCGCCCGCAGACGACACCGAACGCACGGTTTTGGGGGCGGACCCACGCCCGCCGGATCGAAAACTTCGTGATAAGGAAACCAGTTTGCGCGAAATGCGGACCATCCGGGTTTCCGGGGAAATGGGCTTTCTGCCACTGGTCGCGGTCGGGGCCGCCGGGAGTGGGGGGCAGGGACATGGGTTTGATGAAGTGCATCGCGGCGATGCGGGCCGTGCTTTCGGTGTCGGGCAATGGCAAGCACCGCGCGCGCAGGCGATGATGCAGGGACCGGGCATTGGCGTACGCGCCGCAAGAATTGCCGATCAGGTCAGGGCATATGGCCTTGGGATACCGTCTGGTCCTGATGCCGGCGCCCGAAAGGCGGGACGGCGGCTCCTGTCAGGTTTTCGTCCGCCCGGTCAGGCATCCGCCCCCCTGCACGGATCTGACCCGCGCCCAGAAGACCGGGAAGAAGCGGAAGGACGCCAGCGTGGCGACTGGAAACGTGGTGACTGGGCGGATGTCGTCAGTCGGCAACTGGACATGGCGAATACTGTTCCAGGTGCGATGGCAGGCCATAAAACAGAAGTGCATGTCGGTGATATCATCGTGCATGCGAATACCCATGACGGGAACAGGATTGCAACACAGATACATAACCAGTTGCGCCAGTCGCTTCCGGCGCTGACGAACACCGGTCAGCGGTGAATTCATCTGCATCAATGACATGTTTCAAAAGTGTCATAACCTGCTGCATGATATGATGCAGGTACGGAAACCAAGGATGACATGATGAAGCAGACATTGGTGGTGCTGGCCCTGTTGATGGGGGCGGCGGTTTGTGGTTCTGCGCATGCGGGGCGGCCGCGTCTGTCCGATCAGGCGCTGATGGCGAAGGAAGAGAACCTGAATGACCAATGCCGGGGCGGCCTCGGCACTTCACGGGCGACCATGGCGGCCTGTGATCGGCGTGATGCGGTTCTGGGCGTTCTGGAAAAGCGCAACATCTGCTGGGGACCGCGTGACGTCATTGAGGCTGAAATGCACTGGGTCAGATGCAAACCCCTCAAGCCGTAAGAGATTATTTGAAAAAATTAAGTCAGATAACCTGGTGGAATAATAAAGGTTTTTGGTGAAGCTTTTTCCAAAAAGCTTCGAAAGACGCCGCCGTCCTGAAAAAAGACGGCACATGAACGAACCATCATCCCGCAGGAGAGGCCCATGACCATCATCCCCGTCTCCATGCCCGCAACGTGGAACCTGCCGTCGATGCAGGGCGTGCCCTCCGTGCTGGGGAATGTCGCCGACGATGCGCAGGCCATGGGCTCGGTCACGCTGGGCACCATGCTCGATGACTACCAGATCAGCAGTGCGGCCAGCCTGTGGGGTATCTTTGACGCCACCGGCGCGCAGGTGCTGGGTGCGGCGCATGTGCGCGCGGTGGAGTTCGAAAGCGCGCATGCCATTTCCGACGCCCCGCAGGAAGACGGCGCTTTTGTTTCGTACAACAAGGTCGCCGCCCCCCGCCGTTTCATGCTGGAGATGCTGTGCGACGGGTCGCAGGGGGGCAGCGGCGGCCTCGACAGCCTTGTGGCGCAGTATTCGCCCATTGCTGCGTGGGGCAACATGACGGGCGATGGCGCGCGGATGGTGCGGGCGTCGTTCCTCGCGACCCTTGCGGCGATGGAGGACGACACCGCGACCTATGCCGTGCATACGCCGGAATATTCGCTGGCGTCGGTCAATGTGGTCGGCCACCGTTACCGGCGCGAGACACGCGGCGGTGTGACGCTGCTGGTGGTGCAGGTCATGCTGGTGGAGGTGCGGTGCACCGCGACCCGGTCCTATGCCACCACCGCGACGGCGGCGGGACAGGTGATGCAGTCCGGCGGCACGGTGCAGGCCACCGATGCGGACACGACGCAGGCCGCCGCGCTGTCCGAAGTCCTGTAGTAAAAGTTTCCGGGTGCCGGATTTTTTCAAAAAGGCGGCGTCTTTCGAAGCTTTTTGGAAAAAGCTTCACCAAAAACTTTTATTCCTTAAATCCTTTTCCAAAAGGTACAGTAAATGGCGACCCCACAGGTCATTCCCCTGTCCGCCATCGCGGCGCAGTCGGTCAATGTCGTCGTCTCCCGACAGGTGCTGCGCCTTGATGTCAGGCAGCGTTCCACCGGGCTGTTCATGGATGTGTGGTGCAATGGCACGCAGGTCCTGTGCGGCGTGCTGTGCCGCGACCGGACGTGGATCGTGCGCGATGGCCATTTCGGCCTGCCCGGCGACCTTGCGTTCCTCGACCTCGAGGGGACAACCGACCCGTCATATGAGGGACTGGGCGCGCGCTATGTCCTGACCTATGCGGAGGGGCAGGATGCAGCCTGATTTCATGCAAAGGGCGCTGGACGTGACCTTCACCGTGGCGTCGGGCGGGTTTGGCGCGGGCGGGGCGGATACGCTGACGCTGTCGGGCCTGCGCTGCCATGCCGAGGTAACGCATGCGGGCATGCCAAGCGGCAGCACGCTGTTGCTGCGGATCGGGGGGATGGACCTGCCGATGATGAACCGCCTGTCGGTGCTGTCGGCCATGCCGGTCGCCACCGCGCCGCAGCAGCAGATGCAGGCCTGCGGCAACACGGTCACGCTGCAGGCCACCCATGGCGATACCATGGTCGCGGTGTTTCGCGGCGTGGTGGTCGACGCCTTCACCGATTTCGCCACCGCCCCCGACGTGGCGTTTGTCGTCACCGCCAGTTCGATTGCCGGGTTGCAGGTGCTACCCCTGCCGCCCGGTGGCTATGCCGGGGCGGTGTCGGTGGAAACGGTGCTGTCGGACATTGCCGCGCAATGCGGGCTGCGCCTGGTGGCGCACAACCTTGGCGGGGTGATGATCCATGACCATTACGGATGGGGCTGCGCGCGTGACCGGATCGAACGCATCCGCCATGCCGCGGGCATCGTCATCAACATACAGGATGGTACACTGACCGCATGGGGCCGCGACCTCGCCACCGATGGGGATGCGGGCACGCCGCCGCTCATCAGCGCGGGGACCGGGCTGTTGGGCTATCCCGCCTATAACCAGGACGGGGTATCGTTTCGCACGCTGTTCCGGCCGGACATCGCCTATCTTTCGCCCGTGCGGGTGCGCTCCGGCGTTGCGGCGGGGGGACTGTCCATGGCATCGGATGGGGTGTGGACGCCGTACCGGATCACGCACCACCTGCAGAGCGAGGTGCCAGAGGGCGCATGGTTCACCGATGTCGCGGCCCTGCGCACCGGCAGCCCCGCCGTGGGAGGATGATGGAAATGGCAGGACAGGACACGACTTTTCCGGGGTTCCAGACGCGGCAGGATGGCGGGTCGGACTATGGCTCCATCGAGGCGGTGGGCCGCCGCCTGCTGGCGATGATGGGGGCGGATACGCCGGTGCGCGTCGTTGCCGTCAATGGCACGGGTCTGAACCCGGTCGGCTTTGTCGATGTGCAGCCGCTGGTGCACATGCAGGACGCGCTGGGCCAGGCGATGCCGCACGGCGTCATCCGCAACGTGCCCTATGTCCGCATGCAGGGCGGCACAAGCGCCGTCATCTGCGACCCCTGCGTGGGCGATATCGGGGCCATCATCATCTGCGGCCGCGACATCAGCGCCGCCAAGGCCAGCAGGGCCCCCGCCGCCCCCGGCAGCTTCCGCATCCATGACATGGCGGACGCGATCTATGTCGCCCCGATCCTCAACGCTGCGCCAAGCGAGTATGTCTGGCTGACCGGCAACGGGATCAGGCTGAAGACCGCCGGCACGTTCGAGGTGGACGCCGCCAGCATGAAGGTCAGTTGCGACATCACGTCGAGTGGCACCATCACCGGACAGGCCGATGTCGTCGCCGCCGGGATTTCCGGCAAAAGCCATACTCATCCAGTCAGCGCCGCACCGGGCAAGACAGGAACGCCGGAGTAAGGGCCTTCTTTTTCTGGAGAAAAAGAAGCAGAAAGACTTCTATCCATTTGTGTCCGCAGAACGCGCACGCGCATTTTCCCCTTATGTAATCAGAAGTTTTTTGGTTCTTTTTTCAAAAAAGAACGCCTTTGCCGCGAATGGGACTGTCCCTTCTTTTTCTGGAGAAAAAGAAGCAAAAAGACTTCTGTCCATTTGTGTCCGCAGAACGCGCACGCGCATTTTCCCTTTATGTAATCAGAAGTTTTTTGGTTCTTTTTTTTCAAAAAAGAACGCCTTTGCCCATGCCCCAACATGAAAGGCACATCATGACCTCGCTTCTTCTGGACCGCACGACGTGGGACCTGTGTGTCACGGCGTCGCGTGACATTGCGGTGGCGTCCGCGCCGTACTGCGTGCTGCAGGACGTGGCGACGGCGGTGCGGACGTTCGTGGGGGAATGCTGGTACGACACGGCGAAGGGGATTGCCTATTTCAACCTCGTGCTGGGGGTGGGGCAGTCGCCCGCGGCCTTTCGCGCGCAGGTGGAGGCCACGGCGCGCGCGGTGTCCGGGGTGGCCGATGCGCGGTGCGTGCTGACGGCCATCGGCGCGGACCGGGTGCTGTCGGGCGCCATCCTTGTCACCCTGACCACGGGAGGAACCGCAAGTGTCAGTTTCTAGCACCACGTCCGTGCCGTCCGCCACGCTGGGCGCCACCGGCTTTGTCGCGCCCGCCGAAAGCGACATCCTGACCGGGGTGATGGCCGATATCAGCGCCGCGTTCGGCGGCAGCCTCAATACCGACCTGTCCACGCCGCAGGGGCAGTTGGCCAGCAGCCTGAGTGCCATCATCGGTGACTGCAACGATGCGTTCGCAGCCCTTGCGAACGGGGTGGACCCGGCGTTCGCGTCGGGACGGATGCAGGATGCGATCGCACGGATCTACTTCATCTCCCGCAAGGCGGCGACGGCGACCGTGGTGTCGTGCGTGTGCGCGGGTGCTGCGGGGACGGTCGTCCCGGCCGGCACGCTGGTGCAGGACAGCGCGGGATACCATTATGCCGCGACCTCGGCCGGGACGATCCCCGCGACGGGCACGCTGGTGATGGAGTTCGCCTGCACCACCACGGGGCCGGTGTCGTGTCCGGCGGGTGCGATCTCGGTCTACCAGGCGGTGGCGGGACTGGTGTCGGTCACGAACACGGCGGCAGGCGTGACGGGCACGGACCTTGAGGGCCGCGCCGCGTTCGAGGCACGGCGTGCCGCCACCGTGGCGGGGAATTCCATCGGCTCCAACGCCGCCATCCTTGCGAACATCCTGTCGGTTTCGGGGGTGACGGATGCGTATGTGACGGACAATCCCACGTCCGCCACCGTCACCACGGGCGGCGTCGCGATTGCCGCGCACAGCGTCTATGCCAGCGTGGTGGGGGGCGATGCGTCGGCCATTGCACTGGCGATCTTGCACAAAAAGCCGCCGGGATGTGGCTATACCGGCGGCACCACGGTCACGGTGTCGGACCCGAACGCGGCCTATACCACCGCGCCGTCCTATGCCGTGTCGTTCGATTACGCGACGCCCACGCCCATTTTCATTGCCGTGTCGATCGCCAGTTCGGCGGGCGTGCCGTCGGATGCGCTGACGCAGATACAGGCGGCGGTGGCCGCCGCGTTCGACGGCACGGATGGCGGGACGCGCGCGCGCATCGCAAGCAGGCTGTATGCCAGCCGGTTCTATGCCGGGATCGCGGCACTGGGCACATGGGCGCAGATCGTGGAAATCACGATCGGCACGGCCGCCACGCCCACCGGCTTTACGGTGCAGATGGACATCAGCCAGGCCCCCACGCTCGACCCCGCCAACATCACGCTGGCGCTGGTGTGACATGGATAACGTGCAACGGACGATCCTCAGCCAGTATGCCAGCAGCCCCACGATCTGCACCCTGATCGACGCATGGAACCAGTGCATCGACCCGACGGCCAGCATCGACAGCTTTTATGACCTGGTCTGGAACGTGCAGACGGCGCAGGGCCATGGCCTTGACGTGTGGGGCCGCATTGTCGGCATCAGCCGGGTGCTTACGATCACCGAAGACCTGTTCTGGGGTTTTGGGGAGGCCGGCAACACGTCCGCCGCCCCCTTCGGGCAGGGGCCGTTCTATAACGGGTCCGTCTCCACCGCCAATTACGCGCTGGCGGACGATGCGTTCCGCACCCTGATCTATGCCAAGGCCATGGCGAACATCACCGATGGCTCGGTCCTCAGCCTGAACGCCATCCTGATGACGCTGTTTGCCGGGCGCGGCAATGCGTGGGTGGCCGATGGCGGCGACATGACCATGACCTACAGTTTCGATTTCCAGTTGACCCCGGTGGAGATTTCCATTGTCGAGGCGTCGGGCGTGCTGCCCCGCCCCGCCGGTGTCTCTGTCGCCTACCGTATGGAGGTTTCGTGAAACAGGGTTCCTTTCCGGCAAAGTTCGCGCTTCCCTTCGCCTCTGGCGCGGGGGCGGCCTATATCCGCGCGATCCCGCAGGCGTCGCAGGTCGGGGTGACGGCGGGGGCCGCGTCCCTGGCGGACGGCTTCCCGCCGGTGACGTTCGACCCGGTCTCCGCCGGGGGGACGCCGCCATCGGGGGCGGACATGAACGGCATCCTCAACTGGGTGACGTCCGTGCTGCAGGCGTACCAGTCGGGATATCTGGGCGCGTGGGACAGCACGTTTGCAACCGCGATCGGCGGATACCCGATGAACGCCATCGTGTCGGGGGTGGCGGCGGGCACGTATTACGTCTCCACCACCGATGACAACATGACTACGCCGGGGGCCGCGGGGGCGGCGTGGCAGTCGCTGTTTGCCGGACTGCAGGTGGCGCTTGGCTTCACCCCGGTGCAGCAGGGGGGCGGCACGCAGCAGGGGGGCAATAAAATATACCTCGGCTGGGGGCAGGGGACGTATGCCGGCCGTCTGGCGTATCAGGTGGATGGCACGGACAAGGGGCCGCTTGCCAACCATTCGGACGTGACGGACGAGGTCACACGCGCCACAACGGCCGAGAACACGCTTTCCGCCTTCCTTGTCGGGGAGATTTCCCGCGCCCAACAGGCGGAAGGCGTGCTGTCCAATTCCCTGACAGGGGAAATTGCCCGCGCCGAGGCTGCTGAAGCCAGATTGGTTTCCGGTGTTGGCGACCCGACGCAGAGCGACGCGCAGGTTACGGTGCTGGCCTATCGCCCCTCCTGGGGGACGGCCTTTATCAGCTATGACGGCGGCATCCTGATCTTCGCCAGCCAGCCACAGTTGCAGGCGACCAATGCGAACCTTGCGGCGGAATCCACGGCCCGCGCCAACGAGGTCGCGGCCCTGACGGCCAATTTCGCGAATTACGTGCCGCTGACGGGGAATGTCACGATCGGGGGGGCAATCGATTTCTCCGGCACGGTCGGCTTCAACTACAACGTCCCGAATGGCGGCTGGACCAAGTATTACTATGGCGGCGGCAATGCCTACAGCTTCGCATTGCAGGAAGACGGGAACGCCGTTTTCTACGACGCCAGCGGCAATGCCATGTTTTCCGTGGGCGGGTCGCCCGGCGCCATTGACCTCCAGCTGCCGGTTTCGGGGAACGTGCGTTCCGGCACCGTGTCTGGTGGCACGTTCTCGGTCATCAATGGCGTGATGCGGCTGGCGTTCACGGTCAACACCACGACCGCAACACCCACGATCACGTTCCCCATTGCGTTCGCATCCGCGCCTTCGGTCGTCGCGATGCTGGCAAACACCAACACGACAGGCGGTGTCAGCGCATGGTGCAACCTGCACAGCGCCCCGACAGCGACAGGCGTCACGCTGTTCACCCGCTCGGCGGCGGGTGGGGTCGATTATGACGCCTATGGCCTGGTCCAGGTCATCGCGGAAGGACCGGTATGATGAACACGGAATGGAAAACCACACACCCGGCCCGGTATTACGCGGCGTATGACCGCACCGCCGCGCAGCCGACGCCGGTGACCGGGTGGTACGATGCCGCCTTCTACAGGGACATATCGCACCTTCCACCCGCCGAAGTCCTGCTCCCCCTGACGCCGGAAGAATGGGCGTCGCGCAAGGCGGTCGGACATGGCGTGCGCGGCGGAAAACTGGTGGAACACACGCAGGCGCGGGCCGCCCCGCTTTCCGACAGGGCGGCGCAGGCGCTGCGGCTTGCGCGGCAGGTCGTGTGGGACGAATACGGATCGCTGGGGATCGCCCCGCCGCCGCAGTGGGTGGATTACCAGAAAACGCTCAGGGCCATTGCCGATGGCGCGGATGCGACAGGCCCTGGCCTGCCGCCCGCGCCCGCCATTGCATAACCGCAGGAACCCGAAATGACCGATACCACCACCACGGCCCCCACGATGCAGAACTATATCCTGTATCGCACCAAGGCGCTGATGTTGCAGCCGCCCTACAGCTACCTTGCGGGTGAGACGCCCGTCATCCCGGCCGCCACCGTCGCCGGGGCGGTGGGCACGGTCGTGTCCACATGGTCGATGACCGGCATGGACGGCCTGACCCCGCCGGACGGGTTTGCCTATGCGCTGGATGCGGCGAAATCCTACCCGGTCGGCAGCATCTACACGCCGCCCGCAACCACGGCCACAACGGCATGAGCGTCCTTCCACGTGGCATCCGCAACAACAATCCGGGCAACCTCGATTACGTGGGGCAGGCGGGCGCGCATCTGGAAACCGGCGTGGCCGACCCACGCTTTGCCGCGTTCCCGACCATGGCGGATGGCATCCGGGCGCTGCGCGACCAGTTGATCCGCTACGGTGCGCGGGGACTGACCACGGTTTCGTCCATCGTGTGCGTCTATGCGCCCGCGTGTGAGAACGCGACGGGCGCGTATATTTCGATCCTGTGCCAGCGGATGGGCGTTGGCCCCGACACCGTGCTGGACCTGCGCGACACGGCCACGATGGCACGCCTGATCTGCGGGATTTCCGTGGTGGAGAACGGGCCGGGGCACCTGACGATGGCGCAGATCGAACAGGCGCTGGGGACCGCCCCCGCCGCGTAATCACACCGCACAATCCGCGCCTGTCCCGCCGCCCGATGAGGCGGTTTTTTATTGCCTGGAACACAGATGACCGAAGACCTGACGCCCGACGTGCAGGGCATCCTCGACGACCATGGGGAGCGTATCGGCTCCCTCGAACGCTGGCGCGATGGCGTGGACGGGAAGCTGGACGACATCCGTCACGAACTTGGCGCCGTGCGGGCCGAGGGGAAGGAGCGTTCCGCCGTCTCCGCCGCCGCGATGGAGCGGCAGTCGCGCGACATACAGGACCTGACCCGCCAGTTGGCCGAACATACCGGCGCGCAGAAGGAGCGTAACCGGCTGGAGCAGGCGAAGCTGACGAAGGCGCGCATTGCCGAAAGCCGGTGGAAGAAGCGCGCGGCCATCTGCGGGCTGGTCTTTGCCGTGTTCGGCGCGGTGGGCGGCACCCTGCTGTCGAGCCAGACATGGGACGACTTCTTCTTCGCCAATGTCCCGTTCCTGCACCGCCATCATGGAATCGCCGCCGCGCCACCGCCCGCGCAGAACATCGGCTGACATCATATCGAGGACCGACGATGGACCCTTCAACGATCCTTTCCGATCTGCTGCCCTTCATTCCCGCGCCCTATGTCGGCGCGGTGGTGGACTGGGTGACCTTCCTCATCGCGACATCCGCGCTGGTCATGCGCTACTGGCGGCCGCCCGCCGCCGGGTCGCGCGCGGCGGCGGTGTGGATGGTCGTCTCCGCCATGGCGCAGGCGCGCGGGTGGAACGCGCCCGCGTACCAGCCGGACCGCAAGGCGCTGATGGTGCCAAAAGACACGCCCCGCGCCGCCGCCGCCGCGACGCTGGGCCTGCATCCCGACGCCACGCGGCCCAACGCGCCGCATGCCGGCAACACCCCCGCATCCTGACCGACCACGAACCGCCCATTTGAGGCGGTTTTTTACTGGAGCCATCCCATGACCAAACGCGTAACCCCCGCCCGGTGCGCCGCCCTGTCCGTGCTGTGTGGCCTTGCCGCCTGCGCCAGCAGCGGGCAGGGCAAGCTGAAACAGTCGGTCTATGACATCGACAGCGCCTATCACGTCATGGCCGAACCGATGCCCGACGTGATGGCGGGCAAGTTGCCGGGCGTCACCCTGACGGACGCGGAAAAGACGCTGGTGAAGTCCGCCAGCCAGAGCGTGTTCAACGAGATCACGTCGCTTGAGACCTCGATCGAGGGCGGGAAGTCGATCACCGCCACCGCCGTTTCCGCGCTGGAAACCGACTTTGCCTCGCTCGAGGCCTGCTGGACCGGCGTGAAGGCGGGGCAGCAGCCCTCGGCCTGCGCCGGCCTTGCCACCACCATCACCACGGGGAACTGACATCATGGATGCAACCGAAATCAGCGCGATCGCCAGCGCGGCGGGCGCGGTCCTCGCCCTGATCGAGAAATACGGCCCCGAGGCATGGGCCACCATCAAGGAAGCGGTGGAAACCAGCAAAAGCACGACCGGCCCGAGTGTCGCGGAGATCGAGGCGATCTATGCCAGATGCAAGGCCGACAACGCCGCGATTCAGGCGTCGTGA